ACCCCCTAATAATCAAATTCACGATCAGTGCCTTTTCCAAATCGAATCAAATCAACATGTCGAGTTTTCGTGTTCAATACGATCACATCCCATAAATCTTCTTCTAAAACCCCAAGCGGTCTGTCCCCTTGATCTTTTTTCGGTCGACTCACGGAACATCCAATTGAATAATTTACAATCCCGTAAGAATCCTTAGAAATCTTATCTACATGCGTATGACCATGTGCTAAAAAAGCAAGTTTTCCTTTGCGACCTTCGAAGTCGCAAGAAATACTCGCTTTAAAATCAGTATTTTCTGTGTAACTACGGCTATAAACTCCACCAGTAACAAAACAGTTGATAATTCCATCTATTATTTCATAGTTATAAGGATAGTAACTGATTTCACCAAACCGTTTGCCAAAAGGAAAATGTTGAAAGAAGCAGACAGTCATATCGACAGGAGTACTCTTCAAAACTTCATATAACCATGTGATTTGTGGCTGCCGATAACCGGCTACATTGATACCAACATACTTAGCATATCCATCGTCATCCAAGATATTGGGAATATCTTGCGGATTAAGAACTATGATTCTTGTTTTTTTAGATGGAACATCATAATAAAAATATCCCATCTTATCATCTTGGTTTTCAACTATATTGAAAATCGTACTTGGTCTTGTCGCAATTTCGTACATCTCATTATTTCTAATAACTTGCTTCATTTTTCCATGATAGGTCTCAAGGATTTGCTTAGGTTGATAATTTTTGACTGCTTTTATAATTGAAGTTGTCACATTGTCTCCCCAGGAGTTATTGCAGTGATTTCCCCAAGTTACGAAATATGGTGCGTTTGAAAGCCCCAAAGTACTAACGGCTTCCTTATAATTAGACAAAGCTATATTCTTGTTAGCGGTTGATCCATCGTGAGTATCCCCATTAAGTATCACATAATCAACGTCTATAAAATTTGTCAACTCGGCAACGTTCTTAATATGATTGTTGCTTCTTCCGTAATTCTCTAAATCATCACGTCCGATCGAGTCTGTCGCATAATGCGTATCTGATATATGAATACCAGTAACCGTGTCTTTGCTCTGTAAACGAATCACTTTTCTCGCTACCTCTCGGAGCCCGTTCAAAAAATATATTGCTTGGACAAAATGATTATCAAAAATTGTCAGGACACAACGTATGCTTGAAACCTCATTAAAATCAGTTCCCGAAACTTGAACAGACGTACCACTATTTGCGAAAGTCTCTTCCCAAGCGCTGTCATGAATTCCATCTTTATCCACCTTGAACCAATGTATATCTTCTACTGGTATTGTAGAGGTAATATCAACACCGTCTTTAAAAATCGTAGCGTTTATAATTGTTGTTTTGTCTTCTCCCTCAATAAAGTTCACTCCATTTTCGGGTATTAGCTTAACTAGATAAATACTATTAGGCTTGTTCATTCGTTTTTGCTGGGCTAGAAGATCACTACTAATTAAGCTTTGCAATAATTGATAATTCCCAATCGTGGCCTTATTTTCGGACTGATTGCTTCGATGTATTTCCTTATTTAAAACTCTGGCTTTTATGCGTAAAGGAGGGTTATATTCTTCATCTACAAATGTCAGCCAGTCGCCAATTTCAAAGTCTCCATCATTAAAAAGCATATCAACTTCTGCAGAAAATGTTGGCTGACTACGTTCTTCAAGAATTCCTCTCAGTTCATTGTAGTTGTCAATTTGCGAATCGCCAGAGCTTTCGTGTCGACCGACGATAAATCCACTAAATCTTTCAACAGAAGTATTCCCTCTTCCATAAAGAGCATTCGCTTCACGATCATAGACAACAGACTCTCCTACTCGAGTAAAAAATCTACCATCACCTATAGACAGCTCATTGAACCCCTGATTGGTATCCTCAATAGCAGTGATAATATTGTCAATATCAACTGATTTATTCATCGAAATAACATCTACACCCGAATATAATACCTTATCGGTTTTATCTGACCCTAATTTGTAATGTATGTTGACCAATTTACGCAACACCTGCATATTTTGAAAATCAACTGTAAAGGTCATTTCACAATTGAATGCTTCGCAAACCCTCTGTAAGCGTGCTAGTGGCGTTTCATCTGTACTAGTGTCTACTAATCGTTTAATATCATTTCCAAGCTCATTTAAACCGATAGCCCATCCTGTATCATACAGCTCCCGATTGACATAGTACTCAACATATTGTGGATTGCTACTAGTGAATATGGTTGCTGATCCGTTTCGAAGTTCTGTTCCTATATCAACGCATGAAATTGGTCTTGTAATTTCATCTTCTGTTTCCAATGCTCTCACATAAAGGCATATTGCCTTCCCACGATCATCTTGAAATACTACATAATTTGCTTCTTTGATAAGGGATGTTTCATACGGACTATTGGGATCGTACTCGTTTATTTTTGGACCTGTTTGTTTTTTTATATCCATCGTCAGCGTGTTGAGTAAGGTTCCGTTAGTCAGACTTATAGTCTGGATATCATCTTCGACTACAATCCCTTCTGTTGCTTCTGTATCAATCAGAGTTAAGTGATTGAATTGCCTATCCAAAAAATGATAAATCATAAATAACGCTCCCTTATCTCAAGATTGCCTGTGAAAGTTCCATCAGATATTGCTACAATTTCCGTGGCTCCTTTTTGCGCATTGAATATTTGACTACCTCCTAGAACTCGATAACTGTCATCACGCATACCATTGATATATACACGATTACTTAATCCGTCTACAAACAAAGTATCTCCTTCATAGAAAGTTTTTGGAATTGGTTGGTCACTTAAACCATTCAACTTTGTAATAGTTGTATGTGTCAAAGCCATATCCATAGCTCGGTCATTCTTCCATTGAGAAAAAAACGCTTGTATAGAATTTGCTGATAGCATAGCAACCGTTGCGTTGGACCAGTTCTTAGTAACTGACCAAGATTCTTTCCATGTTCCATTAACGTCTAGCAGCCTTGCTAAATGAAATGTAAACCTATTGTTTTCTTTAGTCATTTTCAAACTGCCAAAAAAACCACCATTCTTAGTTAAAACAGACGATGGTAATTTTCCTTCGAAGAATCGATAGTCCCCTACAAAGAAACTATATTTTACTTCATCAGCTTTCATGTTATTATCTTTAATTTCAAACCCCATAACAAAGTTTCCGTCGGCATCCATATAGTTTATTTCCATTAATCCTTGGCAAGATGCTCTTTGGGAACCAGATCCAGTAGGTTTGAATTGTAATCTATGAAGGACGTCAAAATTCCCCAAATCCGAGTTTAATAATCTAGTTAAAGTTGGTCCATGCCAATATCCCGGCTTAGAAACATCTATACTCCCAAAACTCGAAGGATATACTGAAGATTGACTGGCATCGAACTTCAATGTTCCCATAATTTTAGAAGTGTTATCTCCACTATCCGGAAATCTCCACCGTGGTCTTCCAACATTTGTTGACCATCCAGAACTGCTCCCCATTCCATCATTTAAAACTTTTTCAGACGTTATAACATCTTCATCATCTTCAGAGAAAGATGTCCCTAATTGAATTATTGTATCAGATGATACGAAGCCGATTGAATTAGCATCACTAGTAAATGTGACATTTATATCTATCGGCGTCTTGTAAGTTCCATCGTTTTGGATATTAGTTAACACTCCTTCGCCAGTAGTTATTAAGGGAAATTTTTTTGAATCAATAGCATGTGCCAATCCATCTTCACATAAAAACTTCAGCTCTCCAAACGCTTCTCCTTTGTTATCAAGAGATCGCTTCCAGCTTGATTCTCCTGTTAACTCAACTAACCAGTATCTGTCAGGTTCATCTGAGAACCAAAGTCGCTGCCTTTCTTCAGCGAATAACACATTTGCCAAATCATCCTTTGTCTGTCTAAAGTTTCCACTCAAGGCATACAATGGCAAAGTAATTATTCTATGGGTCAATCTCTTATTAGTTGCACGAGATCCATTTGCTCGTGCCATCTGAACCAGATCATGTTGCACTTCAGGAAAGAGACCACGATCTGGCTCATCGGTTAAATCAAAGTAATCTGACAAACTGACATCATTTAATTTAATCTCTAAATCGCTAATCATATTGTTCTCCTTCCTGCTTTGATATCATTTAGTTTTTGTTGATTTGTTTGTCTAGTTTCAATTGATTTCATTACGTTACGTCCATCGAGAATTAGCTGCATATTTCTCAAGTCATCACCGAAGTTTGACATGATATTAATCAACATCTCAAATTGTTCTGAGTAATCTTGTG